GTGACTGATTGGTTTAAAGAAAACAAAAATATTGAAATACCATATTGGACACGACCAAAAAAATTAAAAGATTTTTTAAAAAGTCCAGAGTTTGAATATGCTTTACCGAAACTAAATTTTAAAAAACAAAAAACAAATAATGATGTACAAGTTGGTGATGTATTGCTGTTTAGATCGGTCACAGGTAATTTAGATCATGTAGCAGTTTATATTGGCGATATGATGATTTTAAATCATAATATAAAAGCTTTGAGTTGTAGAGAGCTTTTTGACTTAAGATACCAACAAGCACTTAATGGGGTATATAGATATGAACCTTAAAAAAATAAAAGTATATGGAAAGTTGAGGCAGTTTTTAGGACAATCGTATTTTGAAGCTGCTGTAAAATCTCCACAACAGGCAATAGCTTTTTTAAAGGCAAATTTTGAAGGTGTTGAGAAACATATGAATGACCAATTTTATAAAATTAAGATGGGTGGTCGTGTTGTTACAGAAGATTTTTTAACAATGTCAGGTCAAGGCGATATTCAAATTATTCCAGTTGCTACAGGTGCTGGCCCTTTAGTTGTATTAGGTCTAGGAATTGGAGCTACTGCGGCTGCAAGTGCAATAGGAGGTTTTGTCGCTGGTTTTACGGCTTTATCTGTTACTGCTGCTACAACCTTAGTCACAACAATTGGAACTACATTAATACTGCAAGGGGTCACAGATTTATTAACCCCAACACAACCAGCATCTAACATATCTCAAG